TCCGTCCGCATTTATCGAAAATGTGATAGGAATCGAGCCGTTCGAGTACCAAAAACGGTTCCTTGATAGCGATAGTGACCGAAAGGTCTTCGTTGCTGGTCGACAGGTCGGTAAGTCCCGAACGGCATCCTGGATGGCCTTGCACCACGCAGTCACGCATCCGGGCTCACTCGTTCTTGTCACGGCCGATGCGCTCCGCCAGTCCTCGGAACTGTTCAGTCAGTTGCAGTCCGAAATCAACAACTCCGGACTCGCAGACGAACAGTGGGGCATCGAGCGAAGTACACAGACGGAGATCGAGTTCGAACACGACAGTCGCATTAAAGTTGTCCCAACTGGGCGAAACGGGAACAAGATCCGTGGGTTCACAGCCGATTTGATCATTATTGACGAGGCAGCCTTCGTTGAGGATTCGATCTTCAAGGAGGTCATCGAACCCATGACACTCGTTTCGAAGGGGACAATCGTGCTTTCTTCGACGCCATACGGGGCTTCAGGCTACTTCTATGACAAGGCCCAGGAATCCGAACTGTCGGACAGTCCGTGGGAGAAAGTACAGGTCTCTTCGTACAATAACCCGAAGATCGATGAAGATGATATCGAAGAACTCAAGAAAGGGAAGACACGGAACCAGATCAAACAGGAGATCCTGGGCGAGTTCGTTCCGACCGGTGATCAGTTCTTCACGAACCCGCTCATCAAATCCTGCCTCAACGACGATGTCAAGCGTGGTGTGACACAGTATGCGACTGAGTCACAACAGCAGGAAGTCGATCCGAACGCTCGACTCTACTTGGGGGCTGACCTTGGGGCCGAGGGGACCGATCAGACGATACTCTCGATGATCGATGAATACGGCAATATCTTCTCGGTCGAAAAGCACGACTTTGGTGTCTATGAGGCCCGAAAGCGCATTCAGCAACTCGATAATCACTACAACTTCGAGCAAATCAATATCGATCGGGGTGGCGTTGGGGAAGGACCAGTGGCTGAGTTGCGAAACAAAATCGGCAACAAGGTGAACGCGGTCTATCTGTCGACACAGAAGAAGCAATCAGTCTATCAGACGATGAAGGCCGAGATGGAAGCCGGAAACGTCCACTTGCCGGCCGACGAGGACATTCGGCTCCAACTCGAAAAGCTCGGCTACAAGAAGACCAAGTCGGGCAACCTGTCGATCCACGCAAAGAGCGGATTCCACGACGATATCCCGGATTCACTTGCCCTGGCAGTCTGGGCGCTCCCTGAAACCGGTGGCACTGGATCGATGGGTGCACAGGGCATGACTGAATTGAAGACGATCGGCCAGGTCAAATCGGAGAACGGGCAACGAGGCTACTCGTTTGGTGAAGACGATGGCGAGATGTCCCGAGACGAGGACCTGAATCAAGTACACGTTGGCAGCAATCGACTTCGATACAACTAACAATGGATGGCATTACACGACCGGACTGGGTGAACCGAAACTACGACTTTGCTATCGCAGCGGAGTCAACACAACCTCGACTCGAATGGCAGTTGCAAAACGAAGATGGCTCGTATCCCGATCTGACAAACGCGACCGTTCAGTTTGTACTGACAGAGCCCGAGTCCGGTGACACAGTTGTTGAGTCCGATGCGGTTGTCACTGATGCCGAATCAGGAAAGGTCGCATACGAGTGGGATGCGTCTGATACAAGCGATGCTGGTGTGTATAATGGGGAATTTGTTGTCCAATACCAAACTGGGACTGAAACGTTCCCTACGACACAGTATATCACGGTTTCAATTGAACCATAGCCCCTGGTTTAAAAGAACCCCCATTACGAGATATATGAGACGAAGTAATGGGCCGATTTGATAATTTACGCCAGTCGATTGCGGAACTCATTGATGGCTCCAGAGATGAGGAGCCGGAACCTGAAGGCTATCAGGGTGAAGAGCGATCGTCTGGCCTCATTCGTGGCGGAGCACTCGAACACGATCCGCCCCGAGACGATCTTAACTTTTATCGCAAGCTCTACGAGAATGTCGGCCCGATCAAATCGGCAATCGATAACTTTTCTTCGGAAGTCGTTGAGCCCGGCTGGTATATCACCTGTGACAACGAAGAGACAGCAGAGCAACTCACTGAGTACTTCCGAAACGTCGCAATTATCAATACGGAAACGGACGTGAATGCCTCACGACTGATCGAGTCAATGGTCCGCGAACGGGAGATCAAGGGCACGGTATTCCTTGAGAAAGTCACGGATAGTGAAAACCGAAACCAGGCCCTGTATCCGTTGCAGAACGATACGATTACAATCTACACGAAGCCTGGGAAGGCCATGCTTCCGGCACCAGATGACTCGGAAGCTGAGGCCTTCAATCCGGATATCGATCAGTCCCGAGATCAACCCCCGCTCACTGATGATGGTGAAATGGGGGCCTACGTACAGTTCGATGAACTGAAGCCCCAATGGGCACAGACGAACGAGGTCGTGTACACACGCGACCAGGTCATCAAATGGACCCGAGACGCCGAGATCGGGGAGCCACGAGGCACGTCTCGGATCGCATCGAGTGCCCGTCGTGCCGAAGGACTGCTCGAAAAGTTGCAGGACAACGACGATGCTGTCAAGTTCAAAGCGTGGCCCCAGATCATCTTTCAGTTGGGCGACGAAGACAACCCGTGGAATGAAGAGGAAGTGCAGAACTTTATCTCGGCCTACGAGGATGGTCAGATCAGTCCTGGAATGATGCAAGCAGTGGCCGGCGACGTGAGCGTCGAGGAGTTTGCCGGCGACACGGCTGACATTCAGGACACACTCAACTTCGACATTTCAATGATCATGTCCGGCCTTCCTGGTCCGGTGTATGCAACTGGCGGGTTCGCCCAGAACGTCGCGCCGGCTGTGGCCCAATCCCAGCAGCGGACGTTCATTAAAGAAGTGAAGAAGACTCGTCGGGAAGTCGAGCAACTGTTCACGCCGTACCTCCGCGATGTCGCAACAGATTATGGCCTCGATGGGGCCGATAGCGTGGAACTCCATCTGGGCCGACCGAACGGTGAAGTGGCACCCGAAGACGTTGAAGGTAGTATCATTCGCTACACAAGCGATGCCACGAATGGGGAGCAAGAGCAGCCCATTACGGCTATCAGCAGCGATGATATCGTCACTGATCCGGATGACGTTGAAGAAGAACGACAAGCAGAATCTGACGCTAACTCAAGCTCATCGAGTGCAGAAAACACTGGCACTGTGTCAGTTGATAACTCCTTTCGCGTCACTACAGAACCCGGAACCGCGGAATTGGCTGGAACAGTCGGAGAACTGAGTGATCCGCGACTCGTGAGCACGCGTGATATCGAATCCGATCTATCCGACTTGCTCTACGAGGAACTCGTGAACGTCCGTGAGCAGCTTGTGAGCGTGTTCGAGGACACGGCCGACCGATCACTCCGCAACAGTGACGAACTCGATGGAGCGATCGCTCGGGCCGTCTCTGAGGCCACTGGTGACGCTCGCATTGATCCGCGCTCCCGAGACCACTTCGAGCGAGCTATCGAAGCAACACTCGATACACTGTCGCAACCAAATCATTCGCCACAGATCGAACTCGATATGGGTGCCCGGCATCGACAGCGGGCTCGATTCCTGTCCGATGCGATGGCCGACTCGTTCGAGAACGTGGTCGGTGATATGGACGAATTTGCGCGTGTTAACACGACGCAAGCTGTCCAACACGATGAGTCGCCGGCCGTCGTCGGTGAACGATTGGCCGAGTCCTTTGACAACGACGATCTTCGAGAGCGGGCCGATGTAATGGCTCGGATCGAGATCATGAGTGGCGTCAATGCCCTCAAAATGGCCGAGTACGATCGACACGACGAGATCATCGGGGTCGAACTGATCAATCCCTGTAATCCGAACACAACGCCGTTGTGCAAGGAGTTGACCTGTGACGATGGTGATGGATCAGTGGCCCTGTTCGATGCCGATCAGACGCTTGGTGAACAGTTCCAAGCTGATGTGCCGGATGACATGCTCTTCGATGGCTTCGATCCGTTGCCAACCGTTCCCCCGTTCCACTTTAACTGCCGGACAGAAATCGTTCCGGTCACACAACTTGACGCTGATTCAGCATGAAACGCGCACGATACGTCGCACAACTACAGTCGCTTGAAGAGGGACAGTGGGTCGAATACGATGATGGGCAGTACGGGACCATCGTGGCTGCTATGTCCGGCCCGATGGAGTGGCCGACTGGTGACGACAAAACGGAGACAGTTGGTTCTGAAGGTGATGATGTCTATGTTGTGGCACGAGTTAGCGGTGGCTCAAAGCCATATACCGCAGATGAAATTACGGCCGTAGATCGGGAGACCGTTATCGGAGACGAAAACGAGATGCCCGATAATCCTGAAGAAGACCTCGATGATGCTGAAATGGCAGCCAGTTATAAAATGCTCAACGATGGGCGTGTTGCTGAACTGCATCACAAATCCGTATCGGAATTGCTCAACGTACCCGGTGTTGATGATCCGGGAGTTGGCTTTGACAATTGGCCCCCGAGTTGGCGTAAATCAGACAAACCGGCTCGCTTGATCGCATTGGACGCGTGGACACAAATGGGGGCGACTTGGAGAGGATGTATGTCAGAAATCGGCTCTCGACGCCTGTGCAGCAGCTTCAAGGACGAAATCTTAGGCACCGAAAGATGGAGAAACCGATTCTAAGGTAGTCTAAGATAATTCAATGTCGCTGACGAATTGTGGTCAACCAATCCGGTCTATATTACCGACGATGTCTGCTCAGAAAACTGATACCGATTTCCGATCGAAGGAGACAGTGCAGATCAACTACGCACCCGAGTTTGGTGTTGCCGAGGACTCACTCGCACACGATGGTCGCTATGTGCCAGACGATATGCTCCCGTTTACAATCGACCACTGTAACGGGACGCGATTCGACTTAGATGGCACGTCCTGTGAGTTGCTCGGTGATCTGGGCGGACATGCGGTGTATAGACGGAACCGATCGAAGTCCACGATCCGAACGATGGACTGGGAGGACTTCGTGCTTGCGTACGAACGCGGTCGAATTACAATCAACAACTAACTATGGTTAATTATCCGACAAAGACAGTCAGCCTTGCTGAAGGCGAATCCGAGACGCTCTACTTCGATGGGCATCCGCGACACGATGCCGTTCGAGTAGACGCGACCGGTGACAACGAATGTACAGTGACGTTTCGTGTAGCAAAAGACGACGATCCTGAAAATATTACCCCGGCCGATGAGTCGGTCGTAGAAGAGGATGTATTCAATCCGACTGCTGGTAACTATGGTGGGGCCGGAACAACGGCTCTTGGTCGAACGGCAATTGTTGAGATTGAGGTGACTGGTGCCACTGGAAACAGTGTGGACTTTGAAGCCAGGACCCACCCGGCCTCCGATCCGGCCGAAAACGGGCACGGGTTCGCGTACAGCGACACCTACCGATCGACGGCGAACTAATTGATCTATGAGTGACGCAGCGACTCGGAGTGTTTCGCAGGCCGGCGTCGGTACTGCTGAACTGAACTCCGAATTGGATTCCGATGGCAAGTACACGATTAGTGGGATTGCCCTCGGTGCTGGCGATGTAACAGTCGGCAACAGTGGTATCAAAAAGCAGTGGCCGGCTGCTGAACTGAAGCAAGCTGCGTCGTCGTTGCAAGGCAAACCGCTCGTCCGCGATCACCAGAACAACAGCGACGGTCGTGTCGGAACCGTCACGAAGGCCTTCTACGATGAGGGCGTTGGGGTCCGATACGAAGCCGAGATCGCTTCACACTACGAACAGTTGGCCAAAGACGTTGCTGCTGGCATTCAGGAAGTAAGTGCCAGAGCATACCACGACCCGGTCGAGGAACTCGAAGAGACCGAGTCCGGTGCGAAGCGTGTCACATCGATCCTCTTCGACAATCTGTCGGTCGTCTCGCAAGGGGCCTCACCGTCGAACACAGCGGAGATCGGTGGCCTCGACACGTCGGGCGCTGTTGCTATGGCAGCCGGGCCGAAATCTGGTGCTGTCGCAACGCTCGAATCTGGTGTCGAACGATCGACGGCCCAACTCGCTGAATACAGCAAGGGCGACTGGGTCAAAGGCGATTCGTCCGGTGGTACCTGGCACGGCAAAGTGCGCGGGATGAAATCCGACGGTTGCTATTCCGACGAGATCGACGGTGATCAGGAAATTTGTGCTGGTGATAGCACGGTCTATCTGATCGAGAACTACGATCCAGAATCGGGCGAATTCACGGATACGATGGTGGCCCACAAGGAAGACTCGATTTCGATGTGGGACCACGATGAAAACCGATTCAAGGCTGCGATCGATGCCGAAGCAGCCGAGCTTGAAGGCGACGAGGAGGATCTCGATTCGGTCTACAGTGAGTGGTCCGAGCACGTCAACATGTCGGCCAGTGATCTCGAACGATGGGCCGATCATCCGTGTGCAAATAAGGCCTCTGTCGATCCGGAAGCGGTTATCGATCGCAATATGCACCTACTCGACACGAACAAGTCCGAGTGGGGATCGGACGAGATCGAGGATGCGAAACGGACGATCTCGTTCATCAGCCGGATGTCCGACGAAGAGAACGAGCCCGATGATCCCAGAGATGGACCGTCGGGGTGCCCGAGCAAGTGGGCCATTAGCCTGCTCAACTGGGCGTACAATCCGTTCGATTCGATTCCGGATGTGCCGGACGAAATGGCAGAAGAAAACGGTCTTGCACGACGCACAGACGATTCAGACATGACAAACATGCCCGATCGAACCGACATGCCGAAGTCGATGATGGGCGATGCGCCCGAGTGGGACGAAGGCGACCTGGTTCGATGGCAGGTCGAGCCGGATCTCTTCGGAAAGATCGTCCACGTTGACGAGGCAAAGAACATCGTGATGGTCGAGATTATGGGCCTCGATGATGGCTCGATGGAGTCGACTGGCTTCACCATCACGGCCGGCTATTCCGATATCAAGCCGATGCAGACGCTCATGTCGAAAGCCGATATGAGCATGCACGAGGACGAGATGGCACAGTATGCTGACCGACACGACGCTGAATTGGCAACCATCAACGGCCTCGATATCAATGGGACCGTAATGTGGGATGGTAACATGGGCACCATTGCTGGCTTCGAAACCGACGATGGCACGCTCATGGTCGAAATCGATGCCATCGACAAAGAAGATGGCCAGTTCACTAAGACTGGCGACACGATGCAGAAGCCACTACACGAGGTCGAGTCAATGTCAGCCAGCGCCGTTCGAACCGGATCGACGGCCGAGTTGGAAGCCACATGGCACACGCCTGAGTATGACGGCACGGACGCCGACAGTGAATGGGACAAGCCGGCCATGTCCGACTTTGACACGGACAACATGTCCGAGATCGATGATCACTTCATTGTCTCGAAAACCGGCGAGTGGCCTCCGGAAAACTACGGCGATCTGGCCCTGCCAGTTGTGTTCCCGAACGGGGACCTGAGTCTCGACGGACTCGACTCGGCCCACCAGATGGCTGGCCAAGTGGACGGCATTTCCGACGACATGGCCGACGAGTTGCAGTCGAAGATCAACGCGTGGGCTGAAGACGAATTCGATGAACCGGTTGCCGGGGAATCGATGGCTGCGACATCGCAGCCGAACTTGCAGGTTGCATCACTGGACAATGACGCCCGAACTGGGTCGAGTACGGTGGGCAACACTTCTGATACAACCGATATCACTACAATGACAGACACTATCGAATATGATGCGCTCACGGACGAGGAGATCGAGGAGATGTCCGAGCCCGTGGTCATCGAACAGGACGACGTGGAATCGCTTCGAAGCAAGGCCGAGGATGCCGACGAACTCGCATCCCGGCTCGAAGACGTGAACAGTTCGATTGACGAACTGGCCGAGAATCAGGAGAAACTCGACAGCGTTGACGAGGACGCCCTGGACGAGTTGCAGGCCCACGAGGAGCCGGTTGTGCTCGGTACGGACGAGTACGAGGAACTGAACGGGCTCGTGGACGAGATCGGCACCGTCTTTGCGGACGAACTGGCCGAGTACAGTCCGTTCGAAAGCGAGGAGCTTCAGGACCGATTCACGCCCCTCGAACTCCGCGACAAGGTGACTGAGCACGACGAGGCGTCGGTCACTGGTGAACTCGGAGCGACCGAGTCCGATCCCGAACCCGAGGGTGGCTCGGTTTCGAAAGAGGAACTCTCGGAGGGCGAACCGTCCGAGATGTCCGAAGAGGAACTTCGAGAGGCAGTTGCGGAGCACCTCGAAGACGGCAAGATGCACCGACAGGCCGAGAAGATTCGATCGGGCGAGATCGGGCTTGCCGAAATGGGCATCGACGTTGAGACGGTGCTCGACTAACTGACAACTAATTTTACTACAATACAATGACACTGCAAGGTGGCGACCGAGAATTCGGTCACGGCGATCAGGTTACAGTTGTAAACGACAGTGGCGGGACGCTTGCCGGTGGGACGCCGGTCAAGGTTACTGGCCGAGCAGCGACGGGTGACCACGTTACGGTTGAGCCGTCCACGAATGGTGACGATTCTGACGGCATCCTTGCCGATGCAGCCGGCGATGGTGAAGCGATCCAGATGGTTTCGCACGGACTTGTGTGGGCAATTGTTGATGGCGATGTCTCCGCATCTGCTACTGTTGGCGAAACAGGCGACGGTGTCCTTGGGACTGGTGAAAGCGACTATACAGTCTACGAAGCCAACCGTACTGATAAAGATGGGAGCAACGTGGCCCTCATCCGCTACGAGAACTGATACACAGTAACATTATATTACAATGACAGACGAAATTGACATTTCCGAGATGAGTGCGGAGGAACTGGCAGTGAAGGTCGGGGACATCGATGATTTCCGACTGACGCACCCGATTCTCCGCGACCGAGTCGAAGAGATCACCCAGGAGAACCTGGTCTGGCGACAGGCCTTCCGCGACTACGACGCGACTGGGATCAACTCCAACACAGTCCAGTTCCCGGTGCCGGACGACGAGATCGGCAACCCGGATGTCGTGGCAGAGGGTGCTGAGTTCCCGCGTGAGCAGGAGACCTACAGCAAGGAGTCCCTCACCTTCTCGAAGTACGGCTTCGAGATTGCTCTCACACACGAGGCCACTGAAGACGCCATGATCGACGTGGTCCGAGACCAGGTCGACCGTCAGGCCCGACAGATGTCGGAGGAAATGAACCGACAGGCCTTCCAGGTTATTGCGAACAATAACCGTGGCACGATCGAGGGGGACTCGGACGGCGTGTTCACGTACGACGACGTGCTTTCGGGCCGTCGTCCGCTCATGCAGGACAACTTCGATCCGGATCTGCTCATCGCTGATCTGGACGCAGCCCACGACCTGCTTCAGGACGGCAACTTCCTCGAAGCGACTGAGGAACAGTCGGACATGCGTCGTGCCGGACAGATCGGCGAGATTGCTGGCTTTGACGTGATTCAGGCCGACGATGACTTCGATATCACTGGAACGGCCGGTGGTAATTCGGACAATCCCGGCGCGGTGATGGTTGACACGGACTTCTACGGCTACGAGGGCGAGCGAGAGCCCATCACGTCCGAGGAGTACCGAGAGGATCGGACGCAGACCGATGTCTACCGTGTCTACACACGCATGGGCTGGCTGGCGATCGACCCCAAGGCGTGCGCAGTGATCGAAGGGTAAGCGAATCCGCGTTTTAGCGACGGAGCGCATCATTGACCGTCGCACTCATTCATGTCCGTCGAAACAGAATACGAACCGGTGTACGTCGACCTGGACGACATTCCGTTGTCCGGACCCGACGACTACGCGGTCGAAGAAAAACGGAAGGCACTGTTCCACGCAGAGTCATCGATGGAACTCGACGTGAACAACGGCGATCCGGTCAAACCGGAGAACCTATCTAACTCGCATCGATCGGCCGTGATGAATCTGGCAACACACGTGCTGACCCATGCAGCCGAAGAGCCGTCCGATGTGACGATCGGTGACATGCAAGACGGAGGCGGGACGATCACCGAATACTCGTCCCGGTATCTGGAGGAATACCAGCGAATTGTCAAAGCACTTCGTGAGAGCGGGTCCGGTGGCCATGGGAACTTTGCTATCGCAGTCAATACCGACGATGATCGGTACGAGGACACCTACGATACTGGTGCACCGAGTGACTTTACACCGGCTGATTACGAGGACCATCCGAACTACTAATCATGAGTTGGAAAGATGGCTTCGAAGAACTGGCTGATGAACTCAAACGAGAAGCGGAACGCTTCGAACGTGAAGCACGCCGTGATCCAGAGACAGGCCAGTTCCAAAGTCG